GGTAAGGAGAATTTCTTTTAACTCCTTCCGTAATGAATTATCGTCTATAAACATAATCAAAATGGTAAATCGTCTTCTTCTATTGCTTGGGTGTTAACTTGTTTAGGCTTTTCGTTCACGTATGGTTCGCTAAATGAACAAGAAAAATACTTTGTACCTTTTGAAGATTCTTTAAACCATAAAGATATATCAAATTCTAATCCGTGAAAATTTCCTTTTCCTCGGTAGTCGGGTTGGTTACCTTGCTTTTTGTCGTTCTTAAAAATCGCTCCTGTGTTTTTTTTTGTTTCCATTTGTTATTTATTTAAGTTTATTTCGTTTTCATTTAGGCTATCGTTTAAGAAGTCCCGTAGCCTTTCAACCATATTCCATTCGTCTTCGTTTAGTTCTTCGTACTTGTATAGCTTACGGAGTTCTTGTTGAAGATTCCAAATAACTACAAACATATCTTTGCCTTTAGTTGCGCAGTAAAATTCGTGTTCGTCTTCGGGTAAGTCAAATGTTATTTTTACTTTCATTGTTCTTGTTGTTTAAGGTTTTACATTCCGCATAACAGTTGCTAAAAGACATTAAAACGTCATTTAGCTTTGTGTTATATGCAATTTGTTTTAATTTTTTTTTGCCCACGCTCAAATGATTTAATGATTAAATAACAATTCAGTTTGAGCCGTTTCTTCTGCAATTCTTTTTAATGCTTTTTCGTAATAATCCTTATCAATCTCACAAGCCGTTAAAGCAAGTCCAGCATAGTGGCAAGAAATCGCAATTGAGCCACTCCCTAAATGTGTGTCAAGTATCTTCATTCCCTTCTCCGCAAATCGGTCTAATATCCAGTTGTAAAGTAGCACAGGTTTTTGTGTCGGATGAATTGAATGATAGTTTGTGCATCCTATCCCCTTAAATATGTGCCCAGAATATAATCGTGCAACTTTATTTTTAAATGATGTCCAAGCAAGTTCGCAATCCGCCATTGGGTTTCCTCCATTCTGTTTATCCCAAACTAAAAAGCATTGTGTGTTCTTTAAGTTTTCAATAAAGTAGTTACCTCCCCAGATAATTTGTTCTTTGCTTACCCTTCGCAGTTCGTCAAAATATTCTTGCGTAGGCGGTTTGTTATCCCAACTATGCTCACCCATTCCCTCAAACGAACCATATTTTCCAATCATTCCTCCTCTCGGTTTTAGTTTTTTGCCAAGTCCATAAGGAGGGTCAACAATAGCAAGGTCAAAGTAATTGTCCTCATACTGCTTCATCAATTCCATACAATCTATATTTCTAATATCTAACATTCTTTTTAATGATTTAATGATTAATTACCACCGCACAAAAAATTAAAACAAACAGCGTATAACAGCACATTGGCGGCATTAAAACGACCGCCAATCTGCAAACCGTTAGCAGCAAGTTTATATCGACTTCCAATAATCAGCCGTGCAGCTTCCTGTTCCTATTTTATCTGCAAATACTTTTATCTGCTGATTATTTTCCGACCATGCAGCTAATACCCATGCACGGCTTCCGTCTGAATTTACTCCATTTGGCTTCTGTTCAGCAATAGGTGTAAAACCTGCTGCTAACAAGGTATTGCCAAAAGCGGCAGTTTTGTTGTTGTTTAAAGTTTCGTTCATCTTATTTATTTTAGTTGTTAATGAAATTTTCGTTTTCTAAATGCCGCCTTCGGCAATACCCGATACGTTATGCCCCATTGCCAAGCAACTTTATAGCCTGTAACAACTTTTCTTGGTTCTTGTAAAGTATCTCCAACTTATTTTCAATCACACTATATTGGCAGTAAGCGCTACCATATACAGGCTCTAATTTAATTTCATCTATCGTAGGCAACGATGGCATAACAAGTGCTTTATTCAATGCCTTAGTTCCTACTTTTTTTGAAGTTTTCTTTTCCATTTTATGTTTCGTTTTTAATTGTTAATTTATCTTTCTAAGTCGGCACTAAATAAAGCACCGTCCGTTATGTGCAAGGCTACGGAAGTAACACGACATCAACTTTGTCGCCTTTTTTAATTCTTCCGTCTATCTTTGAGTATTGATAAGGTAGTTTCAATTTCAAGTAACCATGATTTTCTTCTGATGTAAACCCAATTTCTTCAACCGTAAATTCAAGTGCATTATTCTTTCTCAATCCATCTGTAATAATGCTTATTTGTTCAATAGCATCTTTTTTTGAAATTTCGTGGCTACAAAGTTTCTCAATTATTTCTTTTATTTTCATCTCGTTTTCAAATTAAATTTAGTGTTGATTAAAAAAAGTCCTGATTGCTATTAATATATTTCCTAACATCTTATTCTGATTTAAAGGTTTCTTCCCAATATCCTTCAAATGTTTGCCAATCTTTTTCAGCAATACCTTTACCTTCAAATCTACCTGCTTGATGTGCTACATCCCAAGTTTCATTGTGTTGATTTATTTCCACCTCTTTGGCTTTGTCATAAAAAACTTTAGGAACATTAATACCATCTAATATTAATTCCTCATATAACCATTCTACTGCTGTTTGTTTCATATCTCTTTCTTTAGTTTCTCAATATAAAGAGTAGCATCCATCAGCTCCTCCTGCAGATGGTCAAGCCATCCGATTAAATCTATGTCGGTTCTGTCCAAGTTAGTTCCGTATTTTCGTATTCCTCTTTGACTACGTTCGTAATACTTGGTCATTACTGCCATTAGTACCGTGTCTTCGTGTTTTTGTTCGTGTGTTATGTTCATATCGTTTTTAAAAAAATTCGTTGTATTCTTCTTCGTACCCTTTGTAGGCTTCTTCTAAAAAATTACTTTCGATGTTTCCTATTTGAGTTCGTTTTTTTATAGGCGCTTCAATGTTACGTAAAATCATTTTTACTACATTTCTTAAATGCGTTTCGCTCATTAAATCCACGTCTAGTTTAACCCCTTCTTTTGTAGTCCAATAGTATTTTTTCATATCGTTTTCATTAATAAATTATAGTATTCACGGCATAGCTCCACACGTTCTTTTATTTGTTCTATTACGGCTTCGTCTTTTTGTACGAACCAATATTTAACCCTGCGGTTTTTCGGAATATGTCCGAACTTGTGTTTAGATTCAACTTCTTTTCGTACTTCCGTGTTTTCTTCGATTAGGTGAAGTTTCCAATGGGTACGCCGTATTTCGTCTTCAACTATTTCTAAAGGGGTGTCGATTAAACAATACGCTAACACGGCTTCAGTTTTATTAGTTAACCATAAGTAACCCTGCAACTGATAATAATAATCTTTATTTGGTATTTCAGTTTCAAACCACGGGAAGGTAGCAGCGTCCCAAGAACTCTTAACGTCTATTAATACTTCGTCCGTATTTACGTCGGGAGTTCCTTTAACCCAATCGTTCTCGAAAAATTCGTCGTTCTTGTAAATAAAGTTATAATTGAGAACCTCGTTAACCAACCCTATCGAAAGGTCTTCTACTTCGTTTCCTTTATCCGTGTAACGTGAACTAAATTCTTTTTTAATGCCGTACTTTTCTTCTAAAACAAGGTCTTGAACGTACGTTTTAGCGGTTTGCGAAAGGACTTCCCCCGACTTTCGGGGGTTAGTCATTATTTTACCAATTTGAGAAGCCCTGACTTTCATACGTTTTCGATTAGTGTTAATTGAGCGTCTGTTAAACTAAAGTTAGATAGTAATTCTTCTTTAGTGTACTTACCACCTGCAATAGCTTCTAAAGCCTTACCTAAACGCTTTTGGTCAATACTTGGCTTCTTTAGTTCGTGTTTTACTTGTTCGCCCGAAGCGTCGGTATCTTTGTCCGTAACTAATCCGAGCGCTGAACTAAGCGCGTATCTTCTAAAGTAAGTAACACCGCTTCCAAAACTTTGGTAATCGTTCATACCTTTTAACGTAACCTGCGGTATAATAGTTTGGCTTTCTATGGATTCCCCCGTTTCTACGTGAAAAATTACCGTTACTATGTAATTCGAACCCTCTTTAGAATTAAGTAACTGCGTAAAGCCTAATCCGTGTTTAGCTAAAAGTGGGTTAATCTTCTCAAAGATAGCGGGTAAATCAGCATAAGAATAACCGAAGCCTTGCGTTCCCTTGTGAATTACGGGGACTTCTTGTTGGAAGGCTGCCAACGATTTAAATAAATTTTTCATAGCGTATAAATTTTAATTAGATACAAATATAACAAAACCAAATTAAATAAAAATACCTCGATATAAATTTTTTCAAATTTTTTTTTCGATTAGTTCTTTAG